TTAAATAGAACTTCTTCCAAAATGAGAGGAATAGAAGATTTTCCAGCGCCATTGTAACCCAAGATTTGAGTAAGTCTGGTGGAAGCTAAATCGAGTTCATTGCCTTCTCCATAAGAGAAACAATTACTCCATTTCAATATTTTTAGCGTAATCATTATATAGTCCTAATATTTCGGGTATTTTATCTTCAGCTATTTCTAGCACGTAAGTTAAGTATTCTACTAACTCTTCTCCAACGGAGAACTCTTTATCCAAAACAAGTGTCGCTTCAGAACTTCGTTTTACAACTTTCTTATCGAGAAGGTCACTGGAGCCTACTTTTGCTAGGTCTCCGAGGTCTCCTTCTAGTTCGTAAATAACATGATCATATAGCCCCGTGATCATTTCAGCAGGGTCACTGACTGTTTTACGAATAAGTTGTGGAAGCTCCATTTTCTCCCAGTACCAATCCCAGTCTTCAAGTATAACTAGAACTCCCGTTTCTACTTTCGATCTATGAAAGCTAGTAGTCATCGGACTTCCTGGGTATACTATATTTTTCTGGCAATTAGAATGGGAATGCAAGTCTCCCGCAAATACTTTTGGAAACCTTGCAAATCTTTCTAAGTCTACTTCCGGCTGAACATGAGGGGGTATTTCACCCCTCACATGAGTAAAGACCGGAAAGTTCTTATTCAGCATCTCAATAGAATTCTTCTTGTGTAAATCACAGTAAGGAAGAATACTAAAACCTCTTTCATCTTCGTATGCTTCGTCAATAATAGTAACCTTATCGTTTAAGGAATGGGTTACTTCTTTTAACGCCGTAAAGAATGTTTTATTCTTTCTAGTCGCCTCATGATTACCGTCATAAATGAGAGTTTCAATCTGACAACCTTTTACAAAAGTGAAGTATAATTCTAGTTCTTCAATAGTTGGAACTCTATCAAAGATGTCGCCGCCAATAATATGCAAGTCTGCATCATCTTCCAACAAATAAATCTGGTGAAAGAAGCTGTCATAGCGAGCACGTGCCCAATTGACGGGTACGTTCTTCTGACCTAATTTTATGTGCCAATCGGCGGAGAATAGTATTTTCATTAGCTAATGTCAAACTCGTCTTCAATTGAGGAATCAACTTCATCCTTACCAGAACCGCCAGTAGCAAGTCGTTCCAGAAGCTCTTTCTGAGCATCTGGAGTTGGTCGAGGAAGCAACTCATCGATAGAAGTAGCACCAGCTACAGCAGCTCTCTCGTCATCATTTAAAGGACGAATACCTTTCTGACATTTGAGAGTTTGAAGAGTATATTCAACATTATATACGTTTGGTCCAGTCTTGGTACGCTTAAAGTGAATGTCCCAACCTACATCTAAGTCGGTAGGGTCGCCCAAGTCTTCAGCAGCAACTAGAATCTGATCCATTAATTTTTTCTTTAGATTAAATACTTTGGTTTTACCGTCTGAGGGATCAATACACTGCACAGAGTATGACCAGCCGCATTTCAGGTCAGGATAGAATTCTCTAACCCAATCTTTTTCTACGTTTACAAATGCTTCTTTCTGTCGATCAAAAGATAGACACTCCATAGGAATGTTCTTATCGTTCTCGCCTTTAACCCAGTAGATATACCGAGGAAGAAGGTCTCCAAAAATACGAACGCAGTTGTCGCCGTTCTTGTAAGTGAATTGTTCTAGTGAGGACTTCTTAGCCCCACCAGCAGATGATGTAAATTTAATACCCATAGTTTTTTCCTTTAATGTGTGACTTCTTCCCAACAGAAGAATATTTCATCTTCTATTCTGGATAGTAGCCTGTTGTTGTCAATAATTTCAGTAGGAACCGGTGCTAAGAACAGGTTCAGACTGCGTTTGGTTGTGGCTTCATATTCAGCATAGCTGCGAAAGCTGGCCAGTGCCACATACTGGGCCAACTCATTATCACCGAACTTACTTCGGTTTGATATTATTTTTTCTGGGTGTAGTATAAAACTATTACCTGACCAGTCTTGTTGTGACAAGCGATAGATAGAGTCGTACCTATTTCTAGGTAGAGTAGGATATGTTAAATAGGCAAGCAGCGTAACTATTGAAGAAGAATCTCCACTCGTTGCCGCATATATTTTTGCCCAGTTAAAAAGAATCACTGCTATGTTCTCGAAGTCAAGTGTATATTATACGGGGAAATAGCTCCCGTGTCAAGAAATTTTTTTCACATGTCCTTAAATAAAACATTATACCCTTGCTGAAGGTAATGACCTAACCGAAGTTTGGCTTGCTTCTCAGCCGTCTTTCCTTTAAGATTAATATCTACTACTACAGGGTCTATCTTTCCTGGATATTCTCTGATAACTCTGCCTACAAGCTGGGTTAATAGAGGTGTGTTGCTTACTGGAGTGGCAAGTATTAAACAACTTAAAGGATTAACACTAATGCCTTCCGAGAAAATACTTTGAGTCCCTAGGAGTATATCTACTTTTCCACTTTGAACTCGTTCTATTTTCTTTTCCCTCTCTGTCAGAGGAACTTCTCCAGTAATCAACTCACAATGTTCGCCTAGCGTTTCTTTTACTCTTTTTAGAAAGTAAACTCGGTCAGACAACAAGAGAACTTTATGTCCCTGCTTTCTGTACGCCGCAGCGAGAAAACAAATTAACTTTCCGTACTCTTCTTGCCGAACCAAATCATTAATACGATTCGCCCAAGGTATTTTAGCCCCGTCCATAAATCGTATCCTTGTTTGGATAACCTCTATAGTTGGTTCCATATAGTTTTCTTTGGGTGGAGTAAACTTATTATGCCCAAAATAATCAGGCATAATAACATGTTTTCCATCCTTTCTTTGAACCGTGCCAGATAACCCTATCTTATATCTAGCATAACTAGCGTCTACTAGTTTACTGAAAGTGTTAGCGGGTATATGGTGGCACTCATCAATAATAATGGTTCCGAATTCTTTTTCTATTTTTCCACGCAACTTGTAAAGTGTTTGTATATTGCCAACGACTATAGGAGGAGAAATGTCATACTTCCCAGACCCTATAATCCCTGGCTCTATACCAAATACCTTCCTTATCTCCTTCTCCCACTGGGTTCGTAGAGACACTGTATGCGTAACTACTAGAGTTTTTTGCCCAAGCTTTGCAGCAACTGCTAATGCAGTAAAAGTCTTCCCCCAAGATACAAAAGCATTGATAATAGCATTATCTTCTATAGCGTCGTATACATCCTGCTGACTTTCCCGAAGGTCAAATCCGAACTTTGGAAAATCTACGGGCAGTAGTACTCGCTTATCTTTTATTTCATATCCTTCAGGAATTAAGTCGAAGCGTCCAACAGGTATAGATACTAAACCATTTCGTATCTTCCTAACATTTTTAATCATGGTAGGAGCTACATCCGATCTATATGAATCTATTTTATAGGTCAAAGCTTTATCCAAGGCATTAAAAGCCTGGGGATCAATGTCCATATAAATTCTGTTGGATACTACCGCTTTCACTTTTTAGTCCACATCTCTTCTTCTAGTTTTCTTTTTTGGTACTCTTCTTTTCTTTTATGAACTACGAAGTTTTCTACCCAAGCTAATCTATCAGTCAAAGTGTCTAATCTACTTAGGGTTTGGTCCAACTTTCGTGTTAGCTCATCAATAACTACATCTTGTTTCATATGATACCTTTTGTATATTTCTCAGTAAGGTAACTTCTTACAAAATCACTTCTTACAATATCAGGTATGCCAAACTCAATAAAATCAAACTCGTACATACCATTGATTATCTTAATAAAATCTTTCAATCCACTATTTTTAAGGTCAGACTGGAAGAAATCACCGCAGAAAATAATTCTACAATTCTTACCTACCCTAGTGATAATGCTGTCTAACTCATGGAAAGTCATGTTTTGACATTCATCCACAATGATCACACTATCATTAAAAGTTGTTCCTCTTATGTAAGAAGTAGTTAAAAAATTGATAACTCCTTTTTGCTTTAGCTGTCCATAGGGATTATCTCCACGACTAAACAGCTCTTGCATAATACTTACATAAGGAGCCTCATAGACTTTAGATTTTTCATCTTCTGTTCCAGGAAGAAATCCCATTTCCCTTGTGGGGACGGCACTTCTAACTAGAACTATTCTACTGTACTCTTCTTTTTGTAGGTCATCTAATGCTAGATATAGTGAGATAAAGGTTTTACCCGTTCCTGCACATCCATGTAACATTAGGTGCTTGTAAGAATCAAAGACTGCAACTTGAGACTTTGTTAAAGGCTCTATCTCTTTTAAATAAAAGTTCAGCGCTGATAGAGCATCTCTTTTTTGATTCCTTCTTCCCATTAAATTTTCCTCCTGCTATCTTCTAGTCTATCCTCTGACAAACTATATAATAGCCACGGGCGAGAGTTTAAGTGTAAAACTTGAGCCCAGTCCATAGCTAATGGGGGTTCTTTTACTATAAAAGCAAAGTTTACTCCCTTCAGCCAAATTCTTGAATGAGTATTTTGTAAGTCTTTTCTTACAATTTTTATTGATTTTATTTTCTGAAACTTTGTCCTTTCGTATGAAAATATAACTCCGTTATTATCTATCAACACTGTAGTCTTATTTTTTACAATGTCTAGAAACTCTTCGTATACGCCAGTCAGTCTTCTCTTTTTATGTGGTGTTTGTAGTCTTCGTTTTCCAAGAGTATCTCCAGGCTGATTTCTATCATCTACTACTAAGTCATTGACAAGCAGCAAGCCATCTCGAAGATAGAAATCCTCTGTGCCTAGAGAGTACACAGGAAACTTTATAGACCGAAGTATCTGTTTATAGGTTAACGATATTACCATACTTTTTACTGAACTTACCCATTGAGTAATCCTCGCCAATCTCAAAGTCACAACCTACAGGAGCGCCGGAGATATAAATACCTCTGTCTCTTTGTATTTCGGTTTGTAATATCGAACAATATTCTTCTACTTCATCGTTCGGAACTTCTGCAAGCACGGAATCGTGAACCAGTGCGAAGATTTTACTCTTCATCTTTTTCTGGTTTAGTATTCCGTGAGCTTCTATAGCCCCGATTAAGTTTATGTCGGAAGCAGCAGATTGAACTAGGAAGTTAAGTCCAGATCTAATGGCATGTCCTTGAACTCCTTTGTTATCAGACTTAACATCAGGTAATCTTCTCTTTCTACCGAAATGAGAATAGATACTTCCATTCTTTCTGATAAGCTCTTTCTGAGCCTCAATCCACTCCTCTAGCTTCCAGAAAGCACCAAAGTATTCTTTGATGATTTGTCTAGCCTGGACAACTGAAAGCTTGCCTCCATCTTTAGTAACCTGCTCACTGATTTTATTTGCACCGGCTCCGTACATAATACCAAAGGTTACTGCTTTTGCTGCTTGACGGTAGGTTGTATACTTCTCTGCCACATCTTCGACTTCACAGTCTAGTTTAAATACTTTATGTGCAATCGTGGAGTGAAAGTTTCCTCCAGAACGAAACACGTCCTGAAGCTCCAAGTCATCTGCCAATACGGCAGCGACATATACTTCGGCAGTTGTTAAATCCATTGCAACAATCTGATGGCCTTCGGGAGCACGAATACACCCTTTCACAATCGGATTGTCTCTCGGAAGTTGCTGCATATTCAGTTTACCACTAGAAGATAGTCTTCCGGAGGTAGTTCCATGAATATTGAAGTTGGTCCGTAAGTGACCGTCCCTATCAAGCTGTGGAATAATCTTATCGAGATAAGTATTCTTAATCTTAGTTTTCTTACGAACATCTAAAATTAACTGTGGAATCTCGTGTTGAAGAGCGAGCTTCTC